AACTGTAGGCGCAAGGCATTTAGGATTAAATCGGATTGGCGTAATGTAAAGCCCATTTCTAGATATTTCATTTTTAATACTCCCGTTTAGTTAGGTTATAAACATTAGTACTACAGTTTGATTATACATAAATACAGGTTATGCAAGTTAAATTAATAACCTTACAATTAGATAGACTATTGTCTATCGTCTATAGACTATTGTCTATTTTCTATAGTCTATATATATATATATCTATATATATATAGTAAGTGTAGTAATGTAGTAAATAGCGTATATAGAGGATTGGGGGTTAAAACGAATCCTGGAGTGATTGCCACTCTTTCCGATCTTGCGAAAAGGGACTATTTGCAAATTGGGTAAGGCAATGGAAAACGCTTAAACAAATCATTTCGGATTTGGGATTTGGTCACGATCGTTTTTTTGCGTGGTTGTTTTTTATTTATTTGGCTATTTAAATGGGTTTGGACTTTGAAAAGTGCGCACCCCATTCCCACCCCACCCCAAAGAAAAATCAGATTTTCTGAAGTATGTCGGTATTCGCTGTAAGGTCTATGGAATCGAAGGTTGTCGTGTAGATGGTTCTACCGATTACCTTGTCGATGTTCCATTGGTTGTAGGTGGTCCACAACGGTCCTGTGTCCACCGCCACGATGTACTGGCAGTATTGTGCTAGGTTACCGATCTCAGACACGCTCATGTGCATTTCTAGCGTACTTGGGCATAGTTTGGTGGGATAGACCGTAATCACATCCATGTCCTGACAGAGCTTCTTGGTTAGGCTTTCAAACTTCTCTGGGGAAAAGGAGGGCAACTGGTTGCTCCCTGGTGGACAATTGATAATGAGGACATCAAAGGGCTGATAGACCTTTTTCCTCAAGGCGGGGTACTCAAAGAGTAGGTCGTACTTAGTCCGTATCGGGTTCTCTACGCCTAGGCGCTTGGAAAGGGTGCTAAACCAGTCTAGGTGCAGATCAACCCAATGGCGCTGTTTAGGGTGTCGGTAAAACCAGCCATCCACGCCAAGCCAGGCGTTTGTTGCGGAATTTGCCCTCTCCCGTAGAGGGAGAATCTCAATAGTCGTTAAATCTTCCACTACTGCAAGCAACTGCGGGATATAGATGTCCTGGCAGTAATGACGAAAAATGTAGTCGGGATAGAGATAAGACAGTCGCCTAAGATAGTTTAGGTGGATTAGCTGGTCACCAAGATGATATTCATTGTATGTTTGTATCATGTTGTGTATTATATGGTTATGAAAGGAGAAGTACAGATGAATATAGCAATTGATAAAAATATTCCCATACCGCCTGAGAAAAAGCGCAATGTGTACCCATATAAAGACATGGATATTGGGGAAAGTTTTGTCGTTCCTGGAGCAAAGATCCAGATTGTGTGCAATGCCAACTACCGAGCTGGCAAAGTGTCAGGTAAAAAGTTTATCGCTAGGCGAGAAGGGGATGGGGTACGGGTATGGAGAACTCAATAAAACAAGCAAATGGCACGATGACTGTCGATCAGTACATTGAAAAAGCAAGCGATGATGCCAAAAAGATGTATATGCAACGCATTTGGGCGATGGATAAGGAGCAAGTATTCCACGAATTAATGCGAGTTCATGCCGAAAGTTCCAAGCTATTGATGCAAGCCCAAGCTGAGTTAGAGCATTTGCGCTCACTTACGGGTAATTCAGGCGATGACGACCAGCGACATTGAGAAATTAACCCAAGAGCGCCTACTGTACAAAACCGAAATGCTTAAAGCTATTGCTTGTCGGACTAAGCGCCAAAAGGTAAAGTTAGCAGATGAATGGAAAAAGAACTATTCAAACATGACTTATGTGGCGCTTATTAATCTAGCCCGTAACCACGAAGCCAGATTAAAGGTAGCGTATTGGGATATTCCAAACTTTGAACTAAAGAAACTAAACAAACACCAATGAAAACATTTATCACAGGAATTAGTGGTCAAGACGGATCGTACCTAACCGAGCTATTGCTATCCAAAGGTTATGAGGTTCATGGTATGGTGCGCAGAATTAGTCAGCCCAATCTATCAAATCTTACCGATGTCATTAATCAAATTACTTTGCATACAGGCGATATGCAAGATGCTACTAGCCTATATCGGATTATTGACAAGGTTCGCCCAGATGAGATTTACAATTTAGCTGCCATGAGCCAAGTGCGGGATTCGTATGACCATCCCGATGTGACCCAAGACATTAACGCCAATGGATTGCTACGAATTATGGAAGCCGTACGCATCATGGGTTTAGATTGCAAGATATACCAAGCGTGTTCGTCTGAAATGTTTGGCAAGGTTCAAGAAACTCCCCAACGGGAAACCACCCCATTTTATCCACGCTCACCGTATGGCTGTTCTAAAGTCCATGCCTATGAATTAGCACGGGTATGGCGGGAAGCCTACGGCATGAAAGTCTATTGCGGAATTTTGTTTAACCATGAAAGTCCAAGACGGGGTGAAGCATTTTTATCCCGTAAGGTTTGCAAAGCCGTAGCCGAGATTGCCAATCAAAAACGGGATAAGCTGGTATTGGGAAACCTTGATGCCAAGCGAGATTGGGGGTACGCTAAAGAATATGTGGAATGGATTTACGCCATCATGCAACATTCCACGCCAGATGATTTTGTGATTGCTACAGGCGAAACGCACAGCGTTAAAGAGTGGGTAGAGTTAGCCTTTCAATGCGTAGGCATTGATAACTGGGAAGATTATGTGGATTACGACAAAAGCCTAACCAGACCAGCCGAAGTCGATTTGTTATGTGGCGATGCGCTTAAAAGCAAACAGATTTTAGGATTTGAGCCAAAAGTTAAGTTTAAAGAACTAGTCAAAATTATGATGGATGCTGAAATGAAAAAGCTCAGTAACTTCCATGAGGATCATCGCAGACGCTTGCACAGTTTTCCAGAAGCCAAGCTCTTAGAGATTAAAGAAAATTGCACCATTGGCAATCATTATCACAAGATTAAAACCGAAAAGTTTATTTTGTGCAAAGGAGAAGCTGCTTTAACAATTAAAGATGGCGAAACCACGCCCATGCAAATTGGAAAGATTTATACGGTATTACCAGAACAGCATCATACTTTTAACATTAAAGCGGGTAGCGTTTTAGTTGGTTTGAACTCTATGCCATTTGATCCTAAAGACGACTACAAATGAAAAGTGCAGCCGTAGTTACCGTTACCCAAGGTCGCAAAGAGCTAGAGCGTTGTTTGCGGGGTGTTGCGCACCAATCCTACCCATGCACTCATTATGTGCTGTGCGATGGCGAGGATGACCACGCAATAGCCCAGTTCTACGATATGACTAGGGATTACGCTAAGTACGAAGCCCGTTGGTCTTATTGGGGTAATACCATTGGTGGCAATGGCTGGTTGGGTCAGCGCTGGTTAGCTGCTGCGCCACAACTCATTACCGAGGATGTGACTTTCTTTTGCAATGACGATGACTGGTATGACGAGCATCATGTGAAGTCCATCATGGAAAAGATTGATGCGGGTTATGACTGGGCGCATAGCTTACGCAAGGTGTACGACAAAGACGGCAAGTTTTTATTTCACGATGACTGCGAAGCCCTAGGGGAAAACCACCACGCTTGGAATATTGAAGGTCATCATTTTGTGGACTGGTGTATGTGGGGTATGAAAACGGACAAGCTACGCCAAATTGCCATATTGCTTAACAACAAAGACTTAGCCGTAGATCGTTACTTTTACAACGCAGCCAAGCAACTATTTCCAAACTTTACAAGCACCAATCGGCATACCTTTAACTTCCGCTTAGGTGGTGGTTGCGGGGTGCAAAAAGAGTTCTTTGAACAAGGAAACGCCTGGATGCTCAAGAAGTTTGACAACAAATTACCGTGGATTAAAACCTAATGGATTTTAACCTTAGCCAGTTTTACAACTTTTGCTCTCAGTTACAGATTGAAACCAAAGAGCAAGGACTAAAGCGCATGGGCAGTCTGCTCGGTACGCAGACCTATGTAATGAATGAAATCAAAAAGGGGTTGGCAGAGGATGTGCATTTCTTTGTCATCCTGAAAGGAAGGCAACTTGGCATCACTACAATATCACTCGCACTTGATCTCTACTGGCACTTCACCCATCCAGGGTTGCAAGGAACGCTCACCACAGACACCGAAGAAAACCGAGATATGTTCCGAAGCACCCTTGCCATGTATATGGAAGGTTTACCCAAAGAGTATCGAATCCCGCTTCTTGCCCACAATCGGAATCAGCTTTCCCTCAAGAACCGCAGCCGTCTTTTTTATCAAGTCGCTGGACTTAGAGCAAAAGGTTCACTTGGTCGTGGAAAGGCTATCACATACCTACATGGTACGGAAACAAGTTCTTGGGGAGATGAAGAAGGACTAGCTTCGCTTTTGGCTTCTTTAGCCGAAACCAACCCAGATCGGATGTACTTGTTTGAATCGACTGCCCGTGGCTTCAATATGTTCCACGATATGTATGTCACCGCTAAACGGGCTAGAACGCAAAGAGCTATTTTCTGTGGCTGGTGGCGCAATGAACTCTACAGCCTAGATCCTGAAGGTCAAACCTATAAAGTCTATTGGGATGGAAAGCTATCAGGCGAGGAAAAAGAATGGGTACGGGATATTAAGAAACTGTACAACTTTGAAATTAATAGCCGTCAAATAGCATGGTGGCGTTGGAAGCTCTATGAAGGTATTAAGGATGACAGCCTAATGTACCAAGAGTTCCCACCGACTGAGGACTACGCTTTTGTGATGACGGGAACTTCTTTCTTTTCTAATGCGAGGTGTACGGATGCCGTCAAAAAGATTAAGCGAATGGATTGTGAATACTTTAGATACAGCTTTGGAGTTAACTTCCAAGATACTGAAGTCCTTAAATCCACAGAAAGATTGGCTTCGCTCAAGGTTTGGGAGCAGCCTGTTGATACTGCTTATTATGTTATTGGCGCTGATCCCGCTTACGGTAGTTCTGATTGGGCTGATCGTTTCTGTATTCAAGTCTATCGGGTATATGCTGACGGTCTTGAGCAAGTGGCTTCCTTTGCGACTTCGGAACTAAACACTTACCAGTTTGCGTGGATCATTGCGCACTTGGCTGGTGCGTACAAGAATTCGACCTTAAACCTTGAAGTCAATGGTCCAGGTCAAGCCGTTATTAACGAACTCAAGAATCTCAAGCGCCAAGCAGCCAATATGGGTAGCGCATTGGGCAAAGACCTAATGGATGTTTACGCCAATATGCAAAACTACATTTGGCGCAGAAACGATACCTTGGGAGGTATATCAAACAGCATTGGCTGGCTGACTACCGCAGCGACTAAGGAAAGGATGCT